AGCCGAGATGAGCGATATCAGGGATTTCTTTATGAGCAAATATGGGGCGCTTGCGGCATTCACCTGGACGAATCCCAATGATTCCGTGGAGTATACGGTCAGGTTCGTCGAGGATAGTTTTAAGTTCGTTTTGAAGGCATATCGGATTTATGACTTCGAATTCGATTTTATAGAGGTGAAATAATGCCGAGAAATATAGACGCAACATTTAAGGCTGAGAAGGCCAAACAGGAAAATCAGCCGATTTTTTTATATACCATCGAAGATTATGATGGCGTTACCGATCTTCATCTTGCCGGGTACGATACGGACATCATTTATAATTCGGTCCTTTATTCAAGGTTTCCCATAGCCCATGAGTTTATAGGCGAGAACAACCAGGGGCAGATCGACCAGGTCAAGGTCAGGCTGGCCAACGTCTCGAGGCTTATCCAATCGTATCTTGAGCAGTATGATTTCAGGGGCAAAAAAGTCATTATCCGTATGGTCTGGGCTAATCAGTTGTCTGATCCGGACGCATACATAGACGATATCTTCTATATCGATAACTATGTGGCTGACCAGAATAATGTCGAGTTTACTTTAACCGGCAAATTCGACGTCTTAGGGGTGGATTTACCGTCGCGAAGGTATACCAGAAACTATTGCGCGTGGAAGTTCAAATCAAGCGAGTGTGGATATTCGGGAGGAGAAACGTCGTGCAACAAGACACAGCAAAGATGCAAGGAGATAGGGAATTACCCAAGGTTCGGAGCTTTCCCTTCGGTGCCCACAGGACGGATATACATCATGTAGAAAAGCTCATCATCGATAAGTATCTCGGCATTCCTTACAAGCACAGGGGCCGGGAGATGGCTGGCCTGGATTGCTGGGGATTCTTGAAACTCATATATGCGGACTTGGGTTTTAGATTATTCGACATTGAGGATTTGGAATATGGGCAAGCCTGGGGACTTCGCAATAAAGATTATTTCAAGGAGAATTACATCAATGACTGGGATAAGGTCGAAGTTCCTGAATTATTGGATGGGGTATTGTTCTTAAACTCCCGGGGAGTGGCAAATCATGCGGGTGTTATTTTTAAGAACAGGAAGTTCATCCATTGTTGCCGGGCCGGGGTGATTGTGTCGCGGCTGGATGATGACTCTTGGAAGAAAAGAATCGAGGGTTTTTATAGGTTGAGGAATAAGGCATGGTAACTATACGCAATATCGAAAATCCTTTTAAATTAGACCAGGCGCAAATCAAAGAGTTTGATTATTCACGAAGCGAAACTGTCCGTAGTTTGCTGGATAAGTCCGGGTTCGATTATAAGGATAAGCGGGTTATTGTCACCGGCAAGAAAATCAAGGATCTTGATGTTCGGCTTGAGCAGGGAGATGAGATAACTATTATCCCTGAGGTTAAGGCGCCGGTAATAGCTGTTGTTTCTTGGATCGTCTCAGCCATAGCAGCGTATGCGATAGCTCATCCGTTTATATTTGCCTTCTTTGTATTGTCTTTAGGGTATTCGATTTATCAATACATGAATCAGCCGAAGATGGCCGATTTTAATTTGGGATCCGTTGGATTGGATGAAGGCTCGCCCACATACGGATGGGACGGCGTTCAGACGATACAAGAGGTCGGCGTGCCGGTTGCGGTTGTTTATGGGGAGCATAAAATCGGCGGCAATATCATCAATCAGTTTTTACGGGATGACGGGGATAAACATTATTTGAATGTGCTCTTGGCATTATGCGAAGGTGAAATAGAGGCGATCGGTGATATCGGAATCAACGACAATTCAATCGATAATTTCGACGGTGTTGACACAGTCAAGCGTTACGGCACGAACGACCAGTCATTGATCGCGGATTTCGAGGATCTACATAATCTTCATACGGTCAACGTAAACCTTTTGAAAAATAACCCTTATGTTTACGAGACAGTCGATTCGGATGTCGAAGGGTTTGAGATTCTTTTAAGGTTGAATAACGGTCTGTATCAGCAGAGTTCCAGCGGCGGGATAAACAGCTGGAGCGTAACCTATAAGGTGGAATACAAACTGCATACCTCAGGCACCTGGATCGATTTGGGCGAGACGACCATTTCCGATAACTCCCGCTCGCCGGTGCGCAGGACCTTCAGGAAAACCGGGCTTACTCCTGGACAGTATGATATCCGGGTGACGAGGACATCCGATGATAGCTCTCTTGATCCCTTAAGGCAGGGTGATTTGAGCTGGTATCAATTGGATGAGCTCAAAACCGATAGCCTTAATTATCCGAACACAGCATTATTAGGATTGAAGCTTTTGGCCACAGACCAGCTTTCCGGCGGCATGCCTAATATCACGACTATCGTCAAAGGCAAGAAAGTGCTCGTTCCTAATATCTTGAACGGAGCGACCCCTGTCGATTGGGAAAATTATTATTGGGACGGCGCAAATTACAGGTTGTTGTCTGATGATACATTGCTTTCCTGGGATGGATCCACTTATGTCAAAAAATACTGCGCCAATCCTGTGTGGTGCTTGAAAGATTTTATAACGAACGCTCGATATGGATTAGGAGAGTTTATATCCAGCGGGAATTTAGATGTTGTCTCATTATTGGAAATGTCCAGGTATTGTGAGGAAAAGATTGGCGATGGAAATGGCGGATATGAGAAGCGGTTTAGGATGGATGTCGTAATTGATTCCAATACAAAGGCCCTGGACGTCCTGATCCAGTTATGCGCCACGTTCAACGCTATGCCGGTATATAGCGCAGGCGGGATATCATTCAAGATAGATAAGCAGACAAATCCCACGCAGTTATTCAGCATGGGCAATATCGTCAAAGATACTTTCGTCCAGAGCTGGAAGACGCTGAAAGAAATCCCCAATGTAATCGAGATCCAATTTATGGATAAGGATAAAGGGTACCGGCAGGAGACGATAGCCTACATCGATGAAGATGCCCTGGCAGCCGGAGATCCTATGCGCAAGAGCCAGGTGAGATTATTTACGACAAGGGCAAGCTATGCCATCCGCACAGGCAGATACGCATTGAAGGTGGCCAAGCATATCAATAGGTCAGTTTCGTTCAAGGCCGGGATTGACGCGGTTGCCTGCCAGGCAGGAGATATTATCTCAGTTTCGCACGACGTACCTCAATGGGGTTTTTCGGGCAGGGTTCAGGCAGGCTCGACCACAACCCTGGTGAAGCTTGACCGGACGATGGTGATTGAAGACGGCAAGTCCTACAAGATCCAAGTCAGGTTTTCAGGCGATACGATAGAAGAACGGTCTATAACATCTCCTGCAGGTAGTTATACGCAGGTGGAGTGTACGGCGTTTTCATCTGCGCCGCAGGCGTTCGATGTATATGCGATTGGCGAGACGAATAAAGTCAAAAAAGATTTCAGGGTCGTGTCTATCCAGAGAGAAGGCAAGGACGAAGTCCAGATATCGGCCTTGGAATATAACGAGAATGTTTATGATGATAGCGATGTAATCATACCGGATAACAATTATTCCTCTTTGCAGTTCACCATTCCTTTGGTTTCGAATTTAGTACTAACCGAGAGAGTTATTACCCTGGCAGACGGCACCATAGAAAACGCGATAGATGTATGTTTCGAACTTCCCGACTTAGGCGCCTCAGAATTGATGAACAGGTTCAAGGGGGTTAATGTTTATTATTCGGATAACGGCGGCTTAAACTGGTATTACGTAGGATACACCGCAGGCAACAGCATGTCCATAATCGGCAACATAGAAGTCGGCTCGACTTACAAGGTTTGTGTAACCAGTGTAACCTATGACGGACAGGAAAGCGCAAAGGCCGATTCGCCTACCGCCCAGATTACCATTACCGGCAATACTACACTGCCCAATAACGTTTCAAATTTTGCTTATACCTTTTTGAATGAGATAGTCTTCACTTGGAATAAAAACCCGAATATGGATTTGGCAGGTTACGAGATCAGAACAGAAGACGCAAATTGGGGAATACAGAGCGCCAACCTCATATACAGAGGATTGGCAAACACATTCACGATCGTTACGCCGCCATCAAGAAACCCGGGCACCTATTACATCAAGGCCTATAACACGTCCGGCAATTACTCTGAAGTAGCGCAGTCCGTAACGCCAACGAACGCGGCTCCTTCTACGCCAACCATAGTGGCTACGCAGTGGTTCGGTTTCGCCAAGATAGAATGGTCTGATGTCGGCGATACGGACTTAAAATATTACGAAGTCTATAAATCTCCCACCAATGTTTGGGGAGGCGAGGAGGCTTTAGAGGTAAAGGTTCCCGGCACAGCGGCAACGGTTCAGGGTAATGCTCCGGTTGACGCCAAGGCTGACGCGGCAGATGCAACAAGCATTACGGATGCAGGTATAGCAGGCTACGGCCCCAATTACTTTGTCGGTGACGTGATTGTTCAGACAAGCGGGACATATATAGGTCAGGAGGCAATAGTCACGGCCTACAACAATTCGACAGGACAAGTTTCGGTAGCTTCCTGGCCATCAGGCACGCCTGATATCGGCGATGAGTTTGTCATAAAAGACAGGGCCTATTATAAAGTAAGGGCGGTAGATACTTACGGGCCGGGGAGTTTCTCCTCTGCGGTTACAATAAACTTTACGCCTTTAAGCGAAGCGGAAATAGGCGACGCTATAATATCGGCAAGAAAGCTAATTGCGGGAGAATTGATTACACTCTCCGCACAGATTAAAGATCTTGTGGTTACAAACGCAAAGATTTTAAGTTTGCATGGCAGTAAGATTGTTGCCGAATCTATAACGCTTTCTAAATTAGCCAGCGACGCTATCCCGCCTAAGACATATTATCAGGACGAGGCGCCTACTTCTGGCATGAATGAAGGCGATTATTGGATTGATACGGACGACAATAATAAGCTGTATATCTACCAATCGAGTGTGTGGCAAGTGGTATCCGAGAGCGGTGGAGGCGGAGGCATAACC